ACTGGGCGAAGGACAGCAGCACGTTGAGCATCAGCCGCCCCATCGAGGTGGTGGTGTTGATCTGCTGCGTGACCGATATGAAGGACACGCCGTGCTGCTCGAACACTTCGACCATTTTGGAGAAGTCGGCAAGACTGCGCGTGAGGCGGTCTATTTTGTAGATCACGACGATGTCGATCAGACCTCGCTGGATGTCGGCCAGCAACCGTTTCAGACTGGGACGATCCGTGTTGCCTCCGGAGAATCCGGGGTCGTCGTAATCGTCGGTCACCGAAATCCATCCCTCGGCCCGCTGGCTGGCGACGTAGGCATGGCCCGCCTCCTTCTGTGCATCGATGGAGTTGAATTCCTGATCGAGACGTTCATCCGAGGATACCCGGCAATAAACGGCGCAGCGTTTGCGGGCCTTGTCGGAGGCGATTTGCACGGATTCGCTCATTTTGCACCGCCTTGTGTCAACCCAAAGAACAAGGTACCCGACCAGTGCGCGCCGGTGATGTGCCGCGCCACGGCAGTCAGGCTCTTGAAGGGGCGGCCCTCGTATTCAAACTGGCCGGTGGCAGACACCGTGACTTTGTGTTCCCGCTCGCCCCATTCGCGCAGCAACACCGTGCCCGGCGCGAAATTGAACTCACGAGGCTTGGCGCGTTGTTTGATCTTGGAATGCTTCGCACCGATGGCCTCCAGTTGCTGGCGCGTGGTCGCCGCAAGGCCGCCGAACGCATCCTCCTGCAGCTTGTAAGCGATGCGGGATTCAACGTGGGTGCGGTTCGGGTAAGCCGGGCGGCGGGTGAAATACCGATCCCACATCGTCCAGAGCTCGGCCATCGGCATACACGACAGTCCGGTGATGCGTGCACAGACGGATGCTTGTTTTTGGCTTGCGTTTTCGTTCATGACAACCTCTTTTCTGGATAAGGGGTTGTATGAACGCTCTGATCGGGCAGGAAGCCAAGGTCAACTTCTCTCTGTCTGGCGGCCTGCGTAAGCTGAGTGCGGACGATGGCGGCCGCAAGGATGGTCGTGATCTCGGCAGCACGGGTGCTGGCCGACATCTCGGAGGGGGGATTAAGTTCGATGTGGTTCATGACGGCTCCAGGGAATAGCAACGGTCATGAATATTGAGCGCGATCCTCCAAAGAGGATGGCAATGCAGGGTAATGGCTGGATCAATCTCAGCCGGTCAGCACATCTTCCTCGACCTCGTCATCGATCGGAGTATCGAGCATTGGCAGGTTCAGTTGCCAAAACGGATGATCGCTCCAGCGTCCGCCGATCACATCTTGCAGATCAACACCGCTATCGATGTGCAAGGACACGGCATCGGTGGCGTGATGCAGCAGTGCCTTGGCTTCGGTCAGGTAGAGCCGTTCAACTTTGGCATCGTCAATGCTGGGCTTGATGTCTTTCAGTGGCTGTGCGAACGGGGACAGATCGTAGCGCGAGCGGTTCAGTGGCCGATTCGACAACGGCATTTTGAAACCGTGCTTTGACAGCACATCTGCCAATGGTGCTCTGGTGGACAAGGTATGGGCGTAGACCTCGACCACCTTGCGATCTGGCGAGTACACCAGCGTGGCGTCACGTGCCGGGAAGTAGAAAAAGCTCTTGCGGTTGCGGTTCACCATCTGAACGGCAGATAACGACACAGTCGCGTACCGCATGGTTCATGTGCGCACGCGTTCGTTCCAGACGCTCAAGGTCGAGATCGGGGCGATTTGCATGAACATTGCGAATCCATTCATCGTGAATCAGGTTGCTCCAGCGCGCCCGGAATAAATCCGACAACGCCAGATGCATCAGCAAATCACGCAGCGGTGCCGGATAGAGGGTGCAGGCATCATAGACAACAGTGAAATGTGAACTCATCCAATCAATACCCCATACCGAGTTCTTGCGCTTCTGCCGCCAGTTCATCCAGAGCTTTGCGGCGTTCGGTATCGATGCGCTTCTTGTACGAGATCACATCCTGATAGCGCACGCGGCGATGGGTGCCAATCTTGTGGAATGGCATTTCCCCTTTTTCCAGCAACTGAACGAGAAAGGGACGCGAGACATTAAGCACGTCGGCGGCTTCCTGCGTGGTGAGTTCGGTGTGAATGGGGATGATCGACACGGCATTGCCCTGGCCAATCTCGGCCAGCACTTCAAGCAACAGACGCAGTGCCGAGGTGGGGATACGTACAGCACGCACAGTGCCTTTGTCGTCATGGAAGTCGATCTGCTGGGTTTCGGAGCGGGTCAGAAGCACGGCCGACAACGCCCTGCCCGACTCCCTGGCCAATGCGATGTCCTCTGCCGACGGCAGAGTTTTGGTGATGGCGGGAGTGTTCATAGCGGTCTCCTCATGAGGGGGAAGTTCAAAACGGCCCCATTATAAACGAAATAACCGAAACGACACGGCATACATCATGTAAATCAACACGTTAGCGAAATCCGATGGGGGCTCTCCGTCAAGTCTCTTCGCCGATGGAGGCAAGCCTCCTTGGGGCCAGTCTTCTGCAAGCTGGGAGTTCGCCGCCGCACGCACGGTCGAACCCGGCAAGCCCTCCTTCACCCTTTCCCTCGATTCGGAGCAATGACCATGAACACAAATCTCGTTCCCTTTAATTTTGAAGGTAGTCAAGTTCGCGTCGTCACTGATGAGAATGGCGAACCACTCTTTGTTGCCGCCGATGTCTGCACGGTACTTGGCATCCAAAACACAACCGACGCACTCAAGCGGCTGGACAACGATGAGAAGGGTATAGATTCAATCGACACCCTTGGTGGTGCGCAGGAAATGAGCGTCATCAACGAATCCGGTCTCTATAACCTGATTCTTGGCAGCCGCAAGCCCGAAGCCAAGCGTTTCAAGCACTGGGTTACTCATGAGGTGCTGCCGACCATTCGCAAAACTGGCACGTACTCGGTATCTCGCACCTCACCCTCGTCCCTGTGCGCATGACCATCAAACCCGGTGGTTACGACAGTCCGGATCAAGGCTAGGGGGCTACGCCACCGAATCCTTCGACACAGACGCGGTGTACCTCGCCTGCGAATTCGTGGTGACCAGTGGCCCATTCGCCAAACGCAAGCTATGGTCGAACGTCGGTCTGCATTCCCGCAAGGGCCCGATCTGGGGCCAGATGGGTCGCAGCATGATCCGAGCGATTCTCAACAGCGCACGCAATGTCCACCCCGGAGATGACTCGCCGCAGGCAGCCGCCGCACGCCGCATCAACGGCTTTTCCGATCTGGACGGTATCGAGTTTCTGGCCCGCGTGGATGTCGAAAAAGATAACAAGGGCGAAGATCGCAACGTGGTGAAGCTGGCGGTGGAACCCGACCACAAGGACTATGCCGCTCTGATGGGAACTGCATCAAAAGTGTCGGCTGGCGGTGGCAATACCGGGATGCCGGCACAGGCGGCACAGGCCTGCGCAGCACCGCAGCGTCCGGCCGCCACCGGCAAGCCCGCCTGGGCGCAGTGATGGAGACGGCCAATGAAATGTTGGATATGCAAACGACAGGCACGGGGGTTCGGCCATTCGGATGGTCGCTTCAAGATCACCGACCCCCGACGCTACCACCGCGACTGGCGTTACGTGGCGACCTGGGGCCGCTGGCTGGTGTGGGATGGATGCCGCTGGCGCACGGAGGATACACTGGCGGCCACCGACCTGATTCGCAGCGTCTGCCGACATGCCGCGGTGCGCACCAACAATATCAAAGTGGCAGCCAAGCTGGCCAGTTCGGGCACGATCAGCGGTGTGGAACGGCTGGCACTCGCCGATCGCAGACACGCCGCCACAACTGACGAGTGGAATGCCGATCCGTGGCTGCTCAATACCCAAGACGGTGTGGTGGATCTCAAGACGGGCAGGCAGCGTCCACATGAGCGCACTGACCGGATGACCAAGATCACCACCGCCACTCCCAAAGGTGACTGTCCGACCTGGCGGCAATTTTTAGATGAGGTCACAGGAGGTGACAAAGAGTTGCAGAGCTACTTGCAGCGAATGGTGGGGTACGCACTTACCGGATCGACGCAGGAGCATGCCTTGTTCTTCCTGTATGGCACAGGCGCAAACGGTAAATCTGTGTTCGTGAATACCTTGGCCACGATCTTGGGTGATTACGCCACCAATGCCCCGATGGACACCTTCATGGAAACACGCACCGACCGGCATCCGACAGATATGGCCGGATTGCGCGGCGCACGCTTCGTGTCGGCCATCGAAACCGAACAGGGACGGCGATGGGCAGAGTCCAAAGTCAAGAGTCTGACCGGCGGCGACAAAATCTCCGCACGTTTCATGCGTCAGGATTTCTTCGAGTTTTTCCCGTATTTCAAGCTCTTCGTGGCCGGGAATCACAAGCCTGCCATCCGCAACATTGACGAGGCAATGAAGCGTCGGCTGCACCTGATTCCGTTCACGATCACCGTGCCACCAGAAAAACGTGACCAGTATCTGCAGCAGAAATTGCTGGCCGAGCGCGACGGCATTCTGGCCTGGGCGGTGCAAGGCTTCATGGGACAGCTTACGGCCTGGTGCGAGCACCACGGCATTCCCTATCAGGGCGTGCCGGTCGGCACGATCAAGAAACACGCCACCGGCAAGGGGAACGCCAGCAAGGACGACATGATCGCGGCTGCACGGTCACGCGGTCACCCCACCGTCGACGACAACGAAGCCGATGCACTGGCCCTGCTCTACTGGGCCGTCGAGAGGGAAAAACAGCATGGCTGAATGGACAAGCAAGGACGTGGCAGCCCGCTTTGCCGAAGCAGCCGAGACGGGACATCGACTGGAAGATCATCACCCGTCGCCTGGCCTGCCATCGCACGACGGCGTGGCGTATGTGGCGGAAGGCATTGCAGGTTGTTGCCGATCATCTGAACCAGAAGGGCAAAGAGGGTAACGCTTGCCGCAAATGTCCGTCAATTCAGGCTGTTGGGCATTTTTGACGTGATGGGACGTGCAACATTTACCCCGTTTTTGGGTAGGATAGCGGCTACGATTTGGACAACGGTGCGGGTAGCGATGTTTGCGCAGGATTGCGGACGGTTCCGTTCTTCAGTTCCAGTTTCAGATGTCAAAACATCTGGAAATGTCCGATAATGCGATTGT